TGCACACCACGCCCTGAGTTGACCATCGTTGGTCTTGGCAGAGTATGCTTTTTACAGAAAGTATGTAGGGCTTTTATCGCTTGTTCTTGCGATGTAAATTCTTTGCTTGGCCCACAATCAAGATCGAGGAAGAACGCACTGAGGTGCTTAACATTATCAACTTTACGAGAACCTGCCTCATTAAACGTAGCTAGTCCAAAGTAAACATCATATCCTTCTTGGTCAAAATTGTGGGCGGCATCGACAACGGCATCAATCGTGTCATAGAACTTTTGTGTTTTACGTTCATCAGACGACCTCGCCGCAAAGACGCAGTAGTAGCCCTCACTACTCAACGCCTTTTTTAAAAATGTTATTGCTTCCATTGTACCACCCATTGCCTAATTCACCACAGTAGAGGATTAACCCCCACCGTGGTGATGTCCGATTACCCTGACGACGAATAGGTCTAGTCGTCCCAGTTGTCGATAATCGAACTCAAGTCGCCATCGTCCCCACTTGGAGCAGGTGAGGTTTTCTTGACGACTTTAGTAGGCTCCTCAACAGGTGCGTCTTCCCCATTATCAAACAGGGGTTTTGCCGCTTCTTTCTTTTTAGGTGCTTCCGCTTTCGGTGCAGATTTGTCTACACCATCAGTCTGAGCAACCGTAAAAGTAATAGCTTTGACAGTAGCAGGGCTGTCTTTTAGCGCAACTACTTGTTGCAATTCTTCTTCATCCAGTGGACGAACAGCCTTGAAAAACAGCTTCGGCACACTGGCACTCTTATCAAAACGCACGTTTGTGATGACTGCAATAGCAGGAGTGTTGTGTGCATTTAAGAAGTTAGCATAGGCTTGCATTGGCATATTGCCATCTTTAGCCTGACCAAAGACAGAAGTTGCAGGTAGCTGTAGTTGGTACACCTTATCAAGTTGTCCTTCTAACGCTACGGCAATCCGCTGTGCGTAACGACACGCACGGCCTTCGCCTTGGCCTGACCCTTTCACATTCTGTTTGCAGTCCATGCAACGCTTTGCTTGGCGCTGATCTTCTGGCACATCGGGTGATGGCGCGTCAGTATCCGCAGACCAACATGTGGGAGCCGCAGGGGTTTTGGGATCGTAAACGCCTTCATAAAAAGAACGAGAAATCTTAGCGGCGTTAAGAATAACCATATTCATGTTATTGTCATCACTCACAGAGACTTCTTCACCGTTAACAATCTCGCGGAACGCTTTACCGTTAAGGCTGATACGGCGGTTTTGTTCGCCCCCACCAGAACCACTTAACAGGTTATTGTTAACATCTTGTAATTCTTTGAACAGATCACTGTTCGCAAGCGCATTGTTTTCAAACAAGGTAATATCGGACATCGGTTTCTCCTTACATGTCTTCGTCTAAGTTAATATCGGGTGCTTCATCGTGCTCTATGAAACTCACTTCACCAATAGTCTCCAGACCACCTGCCATTACAACGGAACTTGCGCCGTTGCGGTTAGGTTTGTCTGCATCCTTAGTGGTTAAAGCGACTGACACGTCATCAATAGAAAACCGATACGTGTTGCCTACTTTGATGTAGGTGTCTTTCGGGATATGTCCTTGACGCACCCATGCTCTGATTGTCGAAACTGACACAGAGAAGTGCTTGGACAAGTCTTCGATTGGTACAAAAGGTCCAGTCATTATTTTTTCCTCACAGATATGATATATTCAGAATCCACATTTAGCCCCTTGGGAACCACATCTGGATTTTCTTCAAGGAAGGTTTTTACATTCGTCTGGTTAAGACGCTTTTCCAGAAACTCAGGCACGTTATGCTCCATGACAAATTGGTGCATAGCTTCCCAGTCGCTAGTCCAGTAACGTGTTTTAACGGAACGATAGAAAAGACCTTCTGAAGTCTTTACGCTGTCAACTCCTTGTTCTTTGCAGAAGTCGAGTAGCGCGGCTTTAACCTTATCCAGTTGTTGGTTAAGGTCATCTTCTTGCTTCTTGAACTCCGCAGAAAGGCGAGCCTTTTCATCACGGATTTTCAAGTAGACTTTGGTCAGCTTTTGAGCCAACCCATCATTTACCTCACTCATAATGTTCTCCTTTTCGCACGACAAAAAGTGTCGGGATGTTCACTCTACTGGCAAACTTTATCTTAGTCAAGTATTTCTTTGTAAAGATCAATCATTCTTGTGTGTACATCTATTCTATTGTCTAATAGTGCGTAAACACGTTTCTCTACCTGAGAACCTTGGAGCTGCACGACGGTGCATTTGTGATCTTGTCCTGACCTGTGAACACGAGCATTAGCTTGGGCGTAAGTCTCCAACGAACTGGTTGGACCCCACCACACAACTGTGTTTGCGGCTGTTAACGTAACACCGTGTGCGGCTGACTGCGGCTGGATGACAAGCACCTTTGGATCATCTTCTTTTTGGAACTGTCGGAATATCTCGGTACGCTTCGGTGCAGGTACATCACCCCTGATTACTTCAGTGGTAACCCCATCGGCGCGTAGCTTCGCAGTCAAAATATCAATCGTGTGTTTGAATGGTACGAACACCAAGACTTTCTTAGAACTCTCGTCAATCACTTCGCGTAACACTTTGTAACGGTGCTTGATGTCAAACTCTAGGCTCTCTCCGCCATCGGTATAGACCGCACCAGAAGATATTTGCAGGAGTTTACTCATGTTAATTGCTGCGTTTGCAGCCGTGACCTCTTCCCCTGCCGCCTGTAAAACAAGTTTATCTTTAAGTTGCTTGTAGTATTTGGCTTGCTGTCGGGTCAGTTCGACCTCACGTTTGGTGTAGACCATCTCGGGTAGGTCAAGGCACTCTTCTTTGGTAAAGCGGATCGCGGGTTGCAACACGCGGAACACCGTATCAGTCGCATCCTCTTTCGGTTGCCACTTAAACTGCGTGATCTTGCGCATGACCTGATCGCGCCATGATCCAAAGAACCTCGGTACCGCAGTCGGGTTGACTAGCTTGGCGATACCATACGCATCCAACGGCGATTGAGCCGCAGGTGTACCAGTCATCATCCAGAGCCAAGTGTCGTCCGTTAATAGCTTATTCAGTGTTTTCCATCGCTTGGTCTGTGCGTTCTTATAATGTGTAGCCTCGTCAACAATGATGCAATCGAACCCACCCTTGGCAATCTCGTCAGCCACAATCTCCACACCATCGTAGTTGATGATGACGTAATCAGAGCCTTGGTTGATTATCTTCTTGCGCTTTTCTTTAGCGCCGTATGCCACATCCACGGTTCGGTGCATCGCAAATGAAAACAAATCATTGCGCCACGCGCTGTCCATAATCGAGAGAGGGCAGATGACCAACACACGTCTGATCTTGCCCTGCTTCATCAGGAAGTCGGATGCCCAGATTGCAGAGGCGGTCTTGCCAGTACCCTGCTCGTTGAAACAGAACGATCTCCGGTTCATCGTAAGGAAAGACGCTGTAACACGTTGGTGTGTGTATGGCTTATACTGCCCGGGCCAATCGTACTTACCCTCAATGGGTGATGGCACGTTCTTGATGTTTAGTTTCTTTAGGGTGTGCGCCTCATCAACACCCCACTTGACCGCAACCTGATTGTCGGGAAGTTCCCTGCTGTTCGGTATAACAGTCGTAACTTTATTAGGGTTTTTTAGGCGCAACAGTAACGCCTTGTTTTCAAGTATTCTCACGTTGTTCTCCATCGCAACGCCATGTTAGTGGCGTGGTTTTGTTAGTGGTGCACTAACTCTTTTTCTTGCCTTTGCTCAACGCACCACCTGCCGCACGGTTTTTCTTACGGCTCTGCACTCGAACGCCATCTTTATTAGTACCCCCACGAGATAGCGGTTTCTTGTGCGCTACATCTTTACCCTCGCGCTTATCGGCTTTGCCATTCTTGTTGGCATCTTTACCTGTCTTGTCCATCTTACGCCGCGCACGTTGTCGCTCCATGCGATCCGCGTGTTCACCACGTTTCTTCTGTTGCTCGTACTCTTTCTTGTACGGACGAGGTTTGTTTTTATATGGCATCAATGACCTCCGTTGTGGACGCAAACGGTGACAGGGCAGTGCCTTTTACACAGTCCGCTCGGTTTAGGGTTCCAAACATTATTGTCGGAAGCGGCCTTCATCTGCTCATACTTAGAGAGCCACTTCTCCCACAGTTTCGGTTTATCGAAATCGGCATAGCTGTCTTTGACCAAGGCATTGCTAACAACAAACACCAACCCTGCTTTGACCTTCTTCACATCTGGAAAGTGTGCAAACACAGTAAGAGCCATCAATTCTAACTGCCCCTTGTCTGCATACTTGGCACTCTTACCAGTCTTATAGTCGATGACCCATGCGGTTTCTGCTAACACATCAATGATTAACAAGTCAGCGATACCCCTGAACCAAACATCCTTGGAATAGAAGTCGCACGGTCTAAGGTCTTCGGTTACGCCCATCTTCCGTTCGCATAACTTGACACCACGCTTGCCCTTCAGAGACTCCAACACTGGCAACGCATACTCAAACTTCTTAGGGAGTGGCACGTCATCGCCCATGAAATCTTCAGCGGCTTTGTGAAACTCACTGCCGTAGCGGATAGCTTCCGTCTCGACAAAGGGATACTCTTTGAGAATTTTCTCGTGGTAGAATTGTTTAGGGCATTGCTCGAACGCCTTGATTTTACTGAATGACCACGGTGCTATACTCATGATGGGCGTACCACCTCCACCGCTCCATTATCTTTAAGTTGTGTCATGAGGTTAAGTGCTCCACTGTTCCACCCTCGGTGCATACCTTGCTTAAACACTTTATAGAACACATCACTATGTTGCTCGATAGTCATAGCATCTTCGGGGGCTTGTTGATTAACCACCTCTAACAATTCAGACCAGAAATCTAAACATGTATTGTTGAAAGTTTCTTCCATATCATCGACGGTAATTCTCATTCACAATCCCCATAAGATTTTCCAGTTCCACTTTCGCAGTTGATCGGTAGACCTTCAGCCCAGTCGGGCGTCCACCTCATACACTTTTCTACATATGCTTGTGCTTCTGCGACTTCTTCGTCACGAACACAGGCCACAATCGAATCGTGCACGGTTAGTACAACGCGGTATCTCTTAGCAATTTGTAACATCTGCTCACCAATAATGCAACGCGCTATCGCTTGGCAGACGTTTTCCGTTACCTTCCCACCATATATTCTGGTGCGTCCTCGGCGTGTCTTGTAGCTATACTCCAGACCCCTTTCACCTTGCTCTGCTGATAAGTCGTCATAACGTATGAGTAACCCAGACGGTAATCCGACACCACGTTCCGATCCCAACACGTTCAGCACACCCTTCCGACCTATCTGATAGCTGTCACCGTTTATCAGGTGTCGAACCATATTCTGACAGTCACGCCATAGTTGGCTGATCTTCCAGTTAGCTTCACGGTAGATGTTTATGATCCGTCGGGCCTCGTCCAGTTCTACTTCTTGTCCAAACGTGTTTAGCTGTGCTTGGAA